CCGAACCATCATACAACAACTCTCGATTCGTATCCGTCTCATAAATCCGCTGACCCTCAAACGGCGTACTAGGCCGAGTCGTACTCGTACACACAATCACATTACCCACAGCCTGCCACGCATTCCCACCCGAAGCATTCATATACACCATGAGCTGCTTCAAGTCCGAATCCCACACCGCCTGACCAACACTCGGCACAAGCGCAGCACGCTGCGCAGTCGTCACCGTCTGAAACTGATCATTCGCCGTCTTGATCCCAACATCCATCGTATTCAACGTGGACGCATTGATCGGCGTCGTCGTATTCGGAAAGTCCTGAAACCCACCAGGGTAGGGTCGGGTGTACGGCATGAGGCTAGTTTAGCGCAAGGACGCTAGGGAGCTAGACGCGAAGGATGCGTTCGATCTCGGCGTCGCTCATTGGTTACGGCAGCCCGACAACGGTAATGCGACGGAAGTAAACACTTAGCGTGCCTAGGCTTACTTTGTATTGCATCGTAAAAGTGTTTGTACCGGCAGTCAGCCCGCCAACTAAAATACTTTGACCGATGTAATGCGGCGCATTCGCAGTATGGTTATTCATACCAATCGAACGAGCGTCATCAGCCGCCAAAGTAGTTGCACCACTTACTGCAAAACCGACAACGGTATTGCCAGTATTGTTCGATTCCACAGTCGCGCCAAGATGAATAAGCGCGGTTGTGCCAGTCGTCAGCGTAACCGTCGGATTCGTCCCCGGGCTTCCGCTGAGAGTTGCCGTGAAGCTTGTGCTTGTTGTGGTTCCAATCGGTGAAGTAAATGCGCCAACGGGAGTAACGCAAACCCAGCTGGTACCGTTGTAAACGGTAGTGATGCCGGTCGGGATATACGTTGTTCCCCCGGTCGCCGCAGGAACCGTCGGCGCCGTCAAATAGGCATGCATTCCCTCACTCGGAGAGGTGATCGCAGCGTCTCGGGCGGCCTCATTCGTGAAGACCTGAACACTCTGATTTGTCGCAGTAACAATGCGCGACTCGTGATCAATCACATCATTGACAATCACATTATGCGCCGCAGCACTATACGTCTGACCAGCAACAACCGTACTAGGAGCAACATAAGGCATTACGCAAACACATCCTGACCATCAAAAACCGACAAATCAAACGTAAACAAGAACGACTCGCGCGACTCGTCACCACCAACAATCGACAAGGCGATCTGAAGAGCGAGAGGCACTAGACCAGCCCCACCATATTCGTCGCCGTACTAGCCGCCGTAATCTTCTTCGCCCGAATCGGAAGCACAGCCCCAGCAGGCACACCAGCAAACGTCACCGTCGCAGAGTCACCAGCGAGCTGGGCCACAACCGAACCAGCACCCCCAACAAACACGCCCCGAGTCACCACACTGAACTCGTCATTGCCAGGAGTGATTGCGAATGCGCTCGACGCGGGCGCCTGAGTCGCCACGTCAGACTGGGAGAAGTTGTTCGCCGCAGGCATGCGCGTAGTGTATCAGTAAAGGCCGACAATCACCGTGGCGTCCGTACCCGTCGCATACACGCGACGAATACGAAGCGGAATCACAAACCCAACCTGAAACGTCATCGTCACAGGCTCAGCATCCCCCTGCAACAACACCTTGATCGTCGTAGTCGAGCCGCCCGTGCCTTTATGCACATTCAAGCCGCGCGTAACTTCGGCTAGATCAGTAGTGTCGCTCGGCGTGATAGCGACTGCGCGCGTAAACGGCGCAATAATCCCCGCATCAGTCTGAGAGAAGTTATTAGTAGCTGGCACTCGGGCCGCCCATATCCGATCCGCTCATCATTGGCGTCATCGGCGTAGACACGGCAGCCTCACCAGCAGGATTCGGCGTCGGCAAGGAGGCGATCAACATCATGATTTCCTTCTGCATTCGCTCCTGCATTTCCATCATCTGCTTCTCATGCTGAAGCATCTCAATGGTCTGCTGCTGAGCGAGTGCGGCGATGCCGGGGAGGGCCTCTACGGCGGGGGGTGCGCCACCCATCGGAGCAGCCGGGGCAGCCATCGGAGCGTTCATCGGGGGCGGCGGGATCATGGGGGCGCTCATGCCTGCGGCCATCATGGCGGGATCAACGGCCACTCTTAGGCTCCATCTTCGTCATGCCGCCGCGCTCCATCTTGCGCTTCTGAAGCGCCATCTTGAGCATCTTCATACGCTCATCAGGCATTGCCCGACGCTTCTGAGTGTCAAGATTACGCTGCGCGGAGAACCGGTCACGGCCCTCCTTGATGGCAAGAATGCCAGTGCCTTCACCGTAGTCAGCCATTATGCTGCCCTCCGCCTTCCTGCGGCAGCACGCCGCTGAAACTCCGCAGCCCCAAGCTTCTTCCGCCCGATATACGCAGCCAACGCGCGCGGATCATCAGCACCCTTCGCCGTCAGCGACTTCACAAGCTTGTCGTACTTGGACATAGCCACGACGAAACTATACCCTACTCTCCACCGGATTCGGCACGCTTGATACGCGCAGCCTGCTTCGCAGCCCACGACGCACCCGCATCCCCACCCCACGCCTGCCACGCCACATACCCCGGCGTCTCCTTCCCAGGCGTCCCCCACCCCGGCCTCCGATCAACGGCGTGCCGAGAGAAGAACGAGTGCATTCGCATAACGTGGTCCCGCGTGAGCGGTTGTCCAGCAGCAATCTTCCGAGCGCGCGCAGCAGTCGCAGGCTCAAACCCGCCACCCGCTTTGCCGTCTGCGACGAGTTGGAGGCCGCGTCGAGCAGCTGCGCGCATGCCACCACTGGGCGAGTATTCGCTCATGCGCGTAGTGTAGCGAGAAGTCTGGATAGGTTGTCGCCTTACGCCGACTTTACGCGAATGTCTGCGTAACTAGACAACTTGTCCACATTGTCCACATCCTGCAATACAACACAGAATGGCAATAACGCTCTACACTACCGTTTTGACGCACTCTAACTTACCACTTTGACGCAAACTACTTCTTGCCGACAACGAAGCGTGTGGCGCGCTGCTGAATATCCTTCTGCACCTTCGGCTTAGGCCGCTCACGCAGCCTGATCGGCGTCACACACTCCTGCTGCCACACTGCTTGTGCGCCAGCCATCGCCATCACAAGGTCGTCGTGACACCCTTCATCAGCCTCAGGACGAGGATCCCTGCCGCCACGATCCCGGTGAACAAACGTGCGCATCTCGTCACGCAACTGGTCACTCTTGAGGCGGTGCGGCTCGTCACGAATCACCGCCTGCAACGCTGAAAGCATCAACGGACGCGTAATCGAAGTCGTATTCCAGCCGAGTGTCTGCTCGTACTTCGCCGCCACACCAATCGGATTCTTCGGACGCCACAAACGCGGATACCCCATCGCATTCTTCAACTGCGTCAACACCGCCGTGCCTGGCCCGTTCCGCTCTACCGCGATAATCGCATCGTTATACAGCCTGCCGATGCGAGCAAGGTCGTCTGCGAACTCGTCCACATCCGCCCTATACCGAACCTCCGCCACCTGTTCACCCGTATCCAGTCGCAGCACTTCAGCAACGCTATAGTCGGACCCCGCACCAGCCCCAATACGCGCCTCTCGACGCTCGTACTCTTCAAAGCTGACAGATCCCGCAACATCAGCGAAGATTAGGTAGTTTGTACCCTTTTTAGGTACTTCCCAGATGCGCATTCCGCCACGCGAATCCTCGTAGAAGCTGATATTCCCGCCAGGGACGGGCATTCCACGGACGAATCCACGCTTTAGCGGCGCTACAACCCGCATATTGTCGAGGAACTGGAAGTATTGGCGACCTGTCGTCTCGCAGAACTCGCCCAGTACGCGAATCTTGTACGCCGCAGACTCCTCACCCCACTGCTGCTTCGCATCCTGCACCCACTCTTGTGTGATCAGTGCGCGTTCGGCTTCTTTGCTGATCTTCTCACCCGTGAAACACGGCGCATCAAACGCACTCATATGCACCGTGTACCACCCGGACTCTTCTTGGAACGCTTTGTAGAAGGTTCCGGCGGGCCGAGTCGGATTCCCAATCAGAAGAACACGCGCCTCGTCGGCGGTGAGGAAGCCCTCAGCAGCCTCGTAGATCGCCTCATCCACACCACTCGCCTCGTCCACGACAAGCATCATGCGAGGCGCGTGATGACCCTGAAAGCGTTCCGGCTTATCCGTTGAGAGGCCCATCGCGAACCAGTCAGACCTAACTTCCAGACTCGACTTGAACATCTTTCCGAATGCGTCCTTGCCTCCAGGGATCTTGGAGTGCCGAACCGCGATCTCGCGCCACAAGAGCTGTTCAACCTGACTCCACGTAGGCGCAGTCGTGATTACGCGACACGGCCCCTCAGTCATAAAATCCAGCACGGCTGTCGCCGCAGTAGCCGTCTTGCCGACACCGTGACACGAACGAACAGCAACACGCTTATTACGCCGAAGCGCCTTCAGAATCTCCGTCTGCTTTGACCACGGATCAAAGCCAAACAAGTTCTTCGCCTTCCATACTGGGTCGGCCATCTTGGCGCGAATACGCGCCGCATCAAGCGTTACTTGATCCACACTAGCCACGAGTGTCCCACAAATCGTGCGTGTGTCCCACAAATCGTATGCCCGTAGAGGGAGTCGAACCCCCAAGCCTCGCGGCACTCCGGTTTGAGCGGAGCGTGTCTACCAGTTCCACCATACGGGCCAGCCTACGCAGCAGGCGGAAGATCAGGATCCTCATCAACCTCGACAGCCTCGGCCTCAATCACCCGACGAGCATCCTCCACCGGAATCTGCGCCAACGCCATAAGACTAAACGCTTCAGGCGCCACATCATGCTCCACCGTCTCCTGCTTCGCAAACCCAAACGATCGTTCCAACTGCCACGCCGCAGGCTTCCAATCCCCCTCCTCAACAGCGTTATTCATCACACGCAGATTCTTCTTCATATGCTCCTTACGAGCCTCAAAGAACCGCTTCGCAAAATCCTGGTACCGCTTCGACTCGCCAATCTTCCCCTTCCGAAGCGTACTGCGAAACACCGCCTCATCCACCCCGAGCGCGCGAGCAATCGCCTTCTCAAACGCGCCCAGCCGAGCCATCTCAATCGCCTCCTCAAGCTGCTCCTCGCTCAACTCGCCCATCGTCACACTACTCTGATACTCCGACACGCGAAACGCGTCAGGACCCAACCCGAATCGTTCTAGTGCCTGCTCACGATCCTCATGCAAATCGGCTCGACGAGTCACGACCAGTGATCCAACCCTTCCAAACTCACACGCACCCCCGTAAGGACACGCATAGTAACCCACGCATCATACTCACAACGCGCCCACACAAGCATGATTCCACGCTCACCACTCTCAAAGTAGAAGCGGAATCGCCACTGCGACCACGCCCCCAAAACTAGTAACGCAGATTAGACATCGTGCGAAGATCGTTACTAATATCATACTGAGAAAGCCCAATAGACTTACCATACTTCATCACCTCAAGCTCGGCCTGCGCAGCATCAACTCCCATCTGAGGCTTCCACTTCCTATCACGCATAGCCTTCTGAGCCTCAACACTCTTCCTAGCCGCAATGTTGAGAAGTTCACGATACTGAGGCTCAGACCTACGCTCAATCGCATCAGCAGAAGCCGAAACACCAGGACGCTCCTTCACACGCTGAACAACACCCTGAACACCACTACCAACACGCGACACACTCGGCGCCTTACCAGCAAGACTCGACGCAAGACTCGTCATCTTCCCACCAGTCGCCTTACCACTCCCATCACCAGTCTTCGGCATACGCAGAATGATACACTACAACTAATCCGACTCATCCTCGGAGCCTCGCCCGTCAGAGGGGCATCCGCGTAGCCTGCCCGCCCCTCCACACAAAGCAGCAGACTACGCCGCGGCGAACAGCCAAGCCGCACCCAGCCATCTTCCATGAGCTGGGCCACCAAGACACAAACCAAGTCAGAACCCACAACGGGCAAACAAGAGTTTGAGTCGCACCCCCACGGAGGGGGGGGTAGG